TCGCAGGGAAACGGGTGTAAGATGTGTGTCAGTGGACATAATGGTTATTGTGCGTCGGTGTAAGATACATTTCCTTACACTTAAGGCCGGGACAGTTGCGTGTGTGTAGTGGTGTGGGCTGCAGGACGTGCACACGCTGGGGAAATGGGCTATAGATAAGCGCAATGGCTCCCTCCCTCTCTTGACACCGCAGTGATTGACCCCTTAAGTGTAGTTTACTTATTACTAATTGTAGGAACTTTAAGAACTATGTCAGTCTACCAAGAATCCCGAGGAGAGCGCAGGAACAGATTACTATACCCTAGTCATCGTAGGCCGGAGATCACGATAGCTAATCGCTTCTTGCGTGACTGTTACGAGACTGAGATGAGCAACCTGAGTGACGATCAGGTAGCATTATTGTTGGCGATGTTGATGCGTTGGCGATTGGATCGTCGTAAGGGCAGGCGACCGAAGGTGTGTTGGCGTATCATCCGCATGCCTATGAATGCTGAGAGTTACGGTAAGGTTCAGTTGGCGGTGTTGGAGTATTTGTGGTGTGTTCGTATGGACAGTCATGGAGGGGTGCTGGAGCATTTGCGTGAGGTAGGATTTGAGCGGACTACGAAGAACTCGTTGCGAGACTCTATGCGTAGGTTGGTGAGTGATGGGTTGGTGTTGAAGGGGACATTGGACGAGGTATTGGGAGCTGACTATGAATATTTGGATAGTTAAGGCCGGGAGGATTGGCTGTGTGTGTTGTTCTTTGTTGGTTGTGCTGGTCGGTCGACTGTGCTCCTGCTCGGTGCTCGTCTACACCTAATTTCTAATAGTAAATGGGGTGGTTGTCAATATTGTTCGGTAAAGCGTTTACTGGGATGGAGATGCGTTATTATTGCAAGTAATTTGCATTAAGTGTTATCAACGAGTTATGAAAGTTGGTATGAGGATTTACCTGCCGGAATTGTTAGTTTTTGTTAAAATACCATTTAATCCGGTATTTAATTATTTTGGTATACTGTATAGGAGAAATGGAAGAATATAAAACTTTCTCAACTTTCTTTGGAAAGAGACTTGATAAGGTTTGAAAGGTATGGCTTAGTGTAAATTCAATTATGATAAACCGCCACAGCACTGGAGAAAATTAATATGAAATTATACAGATCAAATGACCAATGGATGAATACTAACACTTGCGACTATGTAGATTATGAATATGAAGATGAGGTTGGTGTCTACATTGATTGCAAACCTGATCGCTTATTGGACGGATCGGAAAGCTATCGAGTTTATACTCGAGAAGAATTTGAAGCTACTTACAACTGGTAAAATTATGAGAACGAAAAAAATAAACCACTGCATAAAATTATACCGCTCGGAAGCTGAGCTTTACCTGAAGAAGGAGGAGATGGGTGACCGGGGAGATGAGAAGGCCCATGAGCGAGCCGAGGATAAGCTTTGGAATTACTGCGAAGGCATGACCGAGGAAGAGTTAGAACATTGCGAAGGCGAAATTGGAGTAGCTGGCTGCTTAACAGATTGGTAGGAGAGACGAGATGACAAAGACAAATGAGAAGGAGGGGATGCTACTTAGCATCCTCGATGAGATGTTGAATAATATAGACTGCGGTAAAGCCAGAGTGATTATGCGCGACTACCTGAATAGGGGATGGTGCTTCATGCCATACTTTCGAGAGTTGGTTGAGCGCGATTTGACCTTAGATAAGAAGCAACAAGGTCAAATAATTTACATGGCCGGGGTATTGCTTGAGAGTAACTACAAGATAAAAGGATAGATTATGAATGAAGAACAAAACACAGTAGCGAGTCGGACACGAGTATTTGTGGCCGACTTTGGGCCGAGAGTAGCCGACCTATTTGATGGTTGGTGTAGACTGAAGAACTGGTGCGAAGAGAGTGGGACACCACTTTTCTTAGCGGAAGAGCGAGGAATCACGAAAGCGATCAGGTTCATGATAATAGCCCCCTTGCGAGCCGAAGGGTTGACCGAGATATTGCAAACACCTTATGTGCAAGAAGTTAAGGAATGGAGAGATTACAAATGGGAGAGAATCGTATGAATGAAGAGATACAATACAAGTGGGAGAAGCGTAGCCGTAGGGTTACGTTTCAGGTGAGGGAGAGTGATTTCCTGAAGTGGAAAGCTGAAGCGCAGCGAGTTGGTGTTAGCACGACGAGGTGGGCCGAGGTTACATTAAACGACAAGGTGAGAAGAAACAAGCAACGGAGGAAGAATAATGTGGAGCTTGATTAGGCAGATGATACGTTGGAACGAGCGCAGCATAGTTTGGCTGACTCGGATGATAAGCATGGGTGCGTTGGTAGCATTCATTGGGGCTAGCTACGGGTTAATATTTTATTTAGGATTATAATGGACGAAGATCAGATACAAACTAGGGTGCGAGGAACGCAGGAGGATGAATACGACATTTATCTGAATTGCGAGGATGACGGTGATGGTTACAGTAGAATCACCGGGGAGCGATTACTAACCTTTGATGAATGGCTAAATACATAAAGATGAACAAGTTACAACAAGATGAGAAATTCCTGCGTAGAACAGGATGGAGATATTACCGAGAAACCTGCGTTTGGAAACGAGCGCAGGATGATGGTAGGATAGCGGTATTGACGAGATACTGGGATGATGAATTGAATAGTGATGCATGGTATAAGGCCTACATCACACCGAAGCACACACAGTTTGAATTTTACAATGTAGTAGGAGAGTTAGGGGAATATCATGAAGCAGCGTAAGTGGAAAATGACGATAATATATTACGGAGGTAATGAGCTAGTGGAACATATCACAGCGAGCCGGGTCGATGCGGAGGAAGCTGCAAACGATTGGATGCTGGTAAAGAATGTGTTTGGAGTGAAGCTGGAGGAGAAATGAAGAGCTTGTTACTACTGGCCAGCGTAATAATGGCTGAGAGCAAGGGAGAAGGAGAGTTTGGGATGGCGTTGGTAGCAGACGTCATCCATGAGCGTAGCATAAGGCAGGGAATAAGCCCCGAGGAAGTGGTTAGAAAGCCTTATCAGTTTGATGGTTTAAACTATGCTCACAAGCAGAACTTAAGGACACCTGAAGGGAAGCGAGCGATTTACTTGGCGAGTATGTTAGAAGCTGGAATAGATCCGATGCCTAGTTTCAACTATACTCACTTCCGTAGCAGCGCACCACCGAGTTGGGCCACAAACATAATCAAATACAATAATCATTATTTTCATCACGAGAGAGGGAAAGAGAAAAGGCCGAGTTGATACCCGGCCTTTTTTTAAGTTATTCTATTGGAGTAACTTATCAGAATGGCACATCATCGTCGATTTCAGTGACGGCTTCAGGATTATTGCTTGGAGCCGTTTCTTGTTTAGGTTGTTGTCGTTCAGGTGTGGACCATACGACCTTGCCATTGCCAAGGATGGTTCCTTTAATATCGTTGTCTCGTTCTTCTTTGGTGGTGGATTCGGATATCATGGCATGGTTTCCGTATTGATCTTCCTCGTCACTAAGTGAAACGGTGAAGTTGTAGTATTTCTTACCATTTTGGTGTGGTTTGATTTTAGCTTTATTGATTGCGCTTACGTCAATCGAGCATGCGATTAGTTTTTTACCCATTAGTATTTTCTCGTTGTTAGTGCTCTGCGGATTCCACCGAGAGCTAGTTTTGTTCTATTCTTGTCCAGTTTCCCGGTTAAAATTGATCTACAGACGAATACAAGCCAGAGGTAGATGTGCTTGAATCTGTCGGCATGGCTCATTAGATACCTTTCTTACGTCTTTCGTATTCAAGCTCTTGCAGAAGTCTCCAGTATAACTTACCGACCCACTTCTCTAGTATTTCTAATATTTTTAATCTCATACTTCCTCCAATATGCTGTGTTTACTGTTATATTTGCATTTCACGAAATTCTCAATACCATTCTCTCTTTGTTTCCAGCATTTGATGATGGAGTCTGACTCACCTTCCTTACGTTCTTCTGGTGTCTTTTTGTTTCGGAATACGGTAATACCATTGAATGCTATGTCTGTAATGGCTACACCACCCCTTACGTCGAACTTAGTCGGCATTTTGGATTCATCTTTGGTGTCATTTTTTCCTGAGTGAGCGACAAGGTGTAAATGTGATTGGTGTATATCTACGAAATCTCGTAGTCGTTGGACAAAATCCTTCTGTTCATCGATATCTTTTTCTGACACACCGCATAGGCATAGGGAGTCGATCACAAAGACTCTGACGTTATAGCGTTTTCTTGCGTAGATGAAAGCTTCGATCATTTCGTTTTTATCTGCGACCCCGGTATTGTCATAGAACCATAGTTTGTTATGCAGAAACGATACTGTTTTCTCGATTGACTGTTGATTTACTTGCCCGGTGATTTGTTTGGCCATGAGGTTTATTGCTTTGGGGACTGCTACCTCCATAGAAGCTATCATTGCTTTTTTGTCGTTACGGATCTCGTTAATGATCCACTGTGACAAAACCATAGTCTTTCCATGCGATGACCACCCGGTCCAGATGGTGAGTTCTCCTTCTCGTTGTTTAAATTCTAATTTGGGGAACGGTGACTCTGTTCCTTGGTATCTGAGTGGGTCGGCAAGCCTTACGCATTCATCCTCATAAAACCCAACATCTCTAAGTTTTTCCGGTATAATGACTTTTGCATTTAACAATATTCTCTCGAGTTCATCCTTATCACAACCATTCATCCAACAGTCGTTCAGATCCTTTTCCGGTAGCTCTACAATTTTGCATTTGTCTATGCCTAGTCGCTTAATGGCATCGTCAGTAGCATCTTGACCTACTTGATCCATATCGAAGCACAGGTAGATATCATCGAACTGCATAAGGAAGTCGTAATCGTTCTCGATCCATGAGTTACTTGGTCCACCTTGGGGAATGGTAAGAGCGTTCCATCCAATTCCTAGAGCAGTGAGCCAATCTTCTTCACCTTCGGTAATCACGATATATTTTGACTCTGGGTCCAGACACTGTTTTCCGATTAAGCATTGCTTCCCGGTAATTCCTGAGTCCTGAAAAACCTTTTTCTTACCCTTTTCGTTTCGTTCACGAGCTTGATACTTTCGATAAAGAACCTTTTTCCCATCTTCATCGTAAACCGGATAGCATAATTTCCCGCACTCAGTTTCTTCCAATTTGGCTTTTGAAATTGTATCGGCAGAAATACCTCTTTCTTTGAAATAATCATACCACCATTCAAGATATGGGAGTTGTTTGGTTTTGTATTGCTGCTTTACAGCCACAGAGGTAGGGGTAGAAACGGTTTTTATAGGCCTACCCTTATCGTTACCCCACTCGACACCTAAAAGGCTTCCTATGTCCTTACACGCACCTTTGAAATCGGTATTGCATTTTTCCATCCAAAGTTTGATTAGGTCACCCTTATCGGATTCATTGGCGAAATCCTTATACATCCCGGCATTTGTTCCTTGGATTGCGATTTTAAAACTCTTTCCGGGGCTTCCGGATATGTCACCGACACACCAGTTGTTTCCTTCTTGTTTCCCGTTTGGGAATAGAGCCACAGCAATTATCTCGGCTCTAGCTTTCGTTAGTTCTTTCAGTTGATCTGTGTTTGTCATTTAATTTTTGTTGGTATCTTTCTCTAAATCGTATTTGTATTTCCTCTTCCGTAATTACGTGAGATCCGAAAGCCATAGTATCCATAAATCTTTCGTTTCCGATCTCAATTGTGATTTCCTTTAATGCTTCCTTGTATGCTTCTTCTTCGGTCAAAATGTAATCTCCCCATTCTTTTGTGATTTGAAATCTCTGGCACGATCAAGTTCACCAGTCCAATTATTCAAAAGTGTCTGCACATCTTTTCGTTTATATTCACAGTCCGATGTGTAGTAGCTTTCCATCTCATCTATGGTTTCCTGAATTAGATCCTTATTATCATTATATTTATCAAACTCGTTTTTACTCCATTTTGTTTCGGGTTTTCTATTGAACCAAGATCCTATAGTAATCATATAATTATCCATTACCATTACCTTACCTTTACCTTTACCTTTACCTTTACCTGTGCCCCTAAATAGGGGCTGATTAGACCCTAAATTATCAATTAACCCTGCATAATCTTTATGTTTAGAATTTATGAGAGAAATTATTTGTTTGTGAGCATTGTTATCTGGATTAAGTTTGCCATTTTTTTGATGCCTAAGAAAATTCTTAACCCATAATTTCCCTTCTTTACTAGACCCTATATAGCCCCTGTTTAGCCCCTCAATAGCCCCTAAATACTTTTCCTCATCTATGCCTAATTCAAAACAAGCTTTCCTCATTGGCATTTCATAAAAACCAGCATTATCGCATTTGTCTAAGATATAAAACCATACAAGCTTTTCGCAGGGTTTTAATTCAAAGAACCATTCATCGTCCCATTTGTCGGTGTTAGTGAATCTATAACTCATAATTAATTCAATCAATGAATACTATTTTCCTTTTGTCGAGTAATTTCTTATTTTATTTTAACACTTATGTAATATTGAAATAATATTGAAATAAATTTAATTTAATTTGACTATGGCCTTAATATGATTTTGTTTAGGTGCGTATGAAAAAAACAACAGCAACAGTTTATCTGCCAGTGCAGCTAAAAGAAAAGGCACAAGAGTTTGCAAAGAAAAACTTTATAAGCCTGAACGGTCTAGTAAGCAAAGCACTAACAGAATATATTAATAACAATGAGCGACCAAGAAACACAACTGACTCCTGAACCAATCCAAGAAGTAGACTTGCAACAGTCTGTTTCAGGATTCGCATCGGCCCAAGGATTTGAGCTTATGCAGCGACAAGCTAAATGCCTGAGTGCATCTACGCTAGTTCCTAAACAATTCCAAGGTAACCTTCCTGACTGCATTATTGCGCTCGAGATGGCACAACGACTTGGAGCTTCACCATTTGCGGTAATGCAACAACTCTATATTGTGCATGGGAAACCAAGCTGGAGTTCACAATTCATTATTTCAGCTGTCAATGCATCGGGTAAATTTACACCTCTGCAATTCCGGATGGAAGGTGAAGGAGAAACCAGATCCTGCGTAGCTCACTGTATAGATAAGCTTACCGGGGAAAGACTAGAAAGCCCGGAGGTTTCCATTAAAATGGCTAAAGCCGAAGGATGGTCAACCAAGTCCGGATCAAAATGGAAAACGATGCCTGACTTAATGTTGCGTTATCGCGCAGCAACATTCTTCGGAAGATTGTATGCTCCAGAGATTCTACTCGGCATGCAAAGCAAGGAAGAAATTATAGATGTAGATACCGGGAAAACCTCAATGAAGGTTGCATCTCCTGCAGCTGAATCATTCATGGGAATTGAACCAGAGAAAAAACCAGAACCAGAAACAACAGAAGATAAAGAAGAAGATTGGACAGAATAAGATGAGCGACGAGAGAAAAGGATTACCATCCGCATCAGAAGCATACCGTTGGATAAATTGTCCCGGTAGCTTTAAAATGCCTAAGAAACAAGATGAACCCGGTGAAGCTGCTAAGCGTGGAACTGCCATGCATGACTACTTCGAAACAGGTAACTTCGGTGACCTAAATAAAGAAGAAATTGCAATTGTTGATAAAGCAAATGATATTATCGCAGAGTTTATCGAAGAAACCTTCCGGGGAAAACCAACAAAGATTATCAGAGAAGAACGCTGGTTCTATAAAAATGGTGCTGGAAACGAAATATTCTCCGGAAAAGCAGACGTTATCTACATATTCGACAGAACTGCACTGATCGTTGACCTTAAAACCGGGATGGGTGAAGTTGAGTCAGCTGATAAAAATAGACAACTACAAGCACTGACCATACTTTTGCAACAGAAATACCCAAACGTTTCAGAAGTTTACACCATGCTCGTTCATCCAGCAGTATTTGGCGACCTATATAGTGTGGCCCGATATTCTCTAGATGATATCGGAACACTGAAAATGATCATACCAACTGCAGCTTGGAGAGCAAACCAAGAGCATCAACCAAAAATGGTCGGGGAACAATGTAGGTATTGTAAGTCATATGACTATTGCGATGCTCCAAAAGTCCAAGCACTACTTGTTCCAGACAATAACCAATTGACCATAACCCCGGAGCTACTAGGGAGGATTAAGGATGCCGAAACATTATTAAAAAAGCTTAAGGATGAATCACATAAGAAAGCCATCCAAATGCTTGAAAATAATAGTGACGCAATACCGGGATGGAAATTAAGAGCCGGAAGAAAGACTCAAACGGTTACGGATCCACAAGAAGCTTGCAGAGTTATGATGAAGGAAGGTCTTGATCCAGAACAGTTTAGCTTATGTTGTGCAGTAAGTATCCCTAAATTAGCAGATACCTACAAAGCAAATAATCCGGAGGTTAACAAAGTAAACGCTCGGAGAAAGGTAGAAGGATTACTTAGCGAGGTAATCGAAGAAAGAGTATCATCACCAATATTAGCAAAGAAATAATATGGAAGATTCAATTATTAACAAACCACGTAAATTCTGGATAGTAATTAGAGGTAATGGAAAAACAGGTCAAATCCACTTCAAAGAAAAAAACGCAACCCAAGAAGCGGAGCATATCGCCACGACAGAAAGAGTCATTGCCTATGTCATGGAGGCGGATTATGCGTTTGAGCCAGAAACAAAAGTAAACCGCCATTTCCTAATCAACGAAAACTTGAATAATGATTGCGATTAAAAACGGAAATAAGGACAGAATAGAGTTTGTGGTTACGGGAGATCCGAAGCCACAACCTAGAGCTAGAGCATTTAAAATGGGCAATTCCGCAAGGATGTATGACCCCGGAACTGCAGACGGATGGAAACAATTAATAGCCAATGAATTAAAGGCTGTATTTAATGACTTTCCAGAAGCTTCACAGTTGCCCCAAGGTGGCCCCGTTCAAGTAATAGTGGATTACTACATTAAAAGACCCAAAGGACACTACAGAACGGGCAAGAATGCGGACTTAATCAAAGAAAGTGCTCCTGAATTTCCGGCAGGCAAACCAGACCTTGATAATCTTAACAAAGCGGTTTATGATGTTATCACTCAAACACAGCTAGTCTGGAAAGATGATTCACAAATTGTTATTGAACACTCCACCAAGAATTACGCTTACGGTTTTCAAAAGGCCGGAGCTCACATTACTATCGAATGGCTTTGAGTCTATGGGCTGACTTGTAAAGCGAAACGCACCCACATAACCAGACGCTCCCTGCCGGGGCATTAAGCACGCAATCGAACGAAGGCAGGGAGCATAACTTTAACGAAGAGAGAAGAATGAGATACGACCCAGACGAGATGAGCGCAGCAGACTATGCGCTAGACATGGACCCGGATGGATTCATTAAGAACAAGGAAAATAGTGACCCGATGGATTTTTGGGGAACATGGGAATGGGATGGCGATGAGTGATACACCGAGAACGGATGCTTTAATGAGAAAGCACATGGAAGTTAATGCTACAGTAGTTAGAGCAGCAGAGGATTTAGCAGAACACTCCTGTCAACTGGAGCATGAGCTTCAGGAGGCGAAGGGATTATTACGCACAGTTCTCAAAGAAAACGGAATTAATACACTTGGTAGGATTAAAATAGAAATGTTCCTAGAAAGCGAGGCGGGTGAATGAAATCAATTAAAGACTATAAATCGGCAGTATGTTACACCGAAGGTGTAGGATACGAGTGGCAGTTAATACCACAGGATCAATCAATCGCATACTTTAGAACAGGTTGTCTGATGTATGCAGAGTTCAGTCGAGTGCTATCTGAAAAAGAATGCCTGAAGGTTGAAGAGTGCTATAGCTATGACCAGTTTAAGAAACAAAGAACGGTTAAAAAGAAACACCTCTTACAATGGTATAACTTTGAAACTCCTACTAATTTCGGAATAGAAAGCGAGGCGGGTGATGAGTGATACACCTACATTAACCATCGTTAGTCTAAAAAAGCAGTTAAAATTTATGACCGACAACAAATTTAATGCAGACATGATGGTAAAAGATGGATATTGGTATAAAATACATGAGGATGGAGATGAATCATACATAGACCTCAACGAACCTATTTGTGAATATAATCCCAAATATATACACCTTGAAGCAGATGAACCTGAAAATATGGATATAGGATATGAGTGATAAACCAAGAAATATGCCATTAGGAGAGTGGCTTCAGTGGCAAAAGCTACTCAGACAATCTGGCAAGAGTGAGTCAGTGGCAATTAGATATATTGCCAGACTAGCAGCACTAGAAAGTGAGGCGGAAAGCGAAGCGGGTGAGCCTAAATAAGAATTTCACCAAATAAAATAACCTGACAGGGCGATAGAAAGCGTCCTTATAAGGGTTTTGTTTGGGATATGGTTAAATAAGAGCAGTCCGAGTGACCGACATTAAACAGTCATTACGCCCTTGGTGGATGGGTTCAAATTCACCAACAATCAATAATATTAATCACACTTAAAATAGAAAGAGAGTGGTTTGTGTTATCGATACTTTGAATGACTAAATTGGGGAGGTCTTGGTAAACCTCCCCTTTTTTGGGCATAAAAAAAGGACTTAATTCAGTCCCTCTTTTGTAGTTCCTCTAAGATCATTTTTAGCACCCCTTGCGTTGCCCTTCGACTTTCGTTGGACTCATTAGAGATGTCAGCTAATTGAGTTTTGATTATATCAAAATCTCGCTTACATTCTTCCCGAAATTGCATAAGCCCATCCATGTGAGCAGACATTTCCACTAGTGTTGCTACCTGCTCTTTCTCGTGCTTATTAAATTTTTCGGCTAATTTATCGTGTGAGTCACCAAGACCCTCGATCTTGCCAGTCAGCTTATCGTAGATTTTCTCATCCTTAACATCACTACGCTCATCTACCGCATTCAAGCGTCTGTTAATCCAGACGCTCACAGTTACGGCATATGCTGTTAGTGCCATGATCTCAGGTGTGATTTCCATTAGCTGATTTCCTTCACAACCCTGTCAATCTCTTTGCTTACGTTGTGTTTACTTGCAAGTTTTGATACCTTATCTTTAACTGCTTTAGCAAGCTCCTTGCCTTCATCTGACTCCGCAATCTTTTCTATTGCGATTGCAGCAACCTTAACAGCAGTTTTAGCTTTCCTTCGCTTAACTTCCAATCCCGCAGCAAGCATAGTGCTAAATAAACCATATGCTAACCCACCAAAAGGAACACTTTCAGCAATAGGTTTTGTAACATTGATAGCTCCCTTGACCACTGGGTTAAGTTCCACTGATTCATCCACATCAACTGTAGTAGGATCATCTACACCACTATTAGTATAGAGAACTTTTTCTACTGTTTTACAGCCAGTAAGTGATAACAATATAGTAATTAATATTAATTTTTTCATAATCCTACCTCTTCTACCATTGCAGATACTACTGCATTACGTTCACTTGTGCTTAATAGTTTAGTCCAAATTGCTGCATTAGCAGTAGCACCCTCCCAAACGTCAGAACCACCATAAGTAAGATTTGACACAGTTCCAGTGTGTAAATCAGCACCTAA